AAGTTGATTGCGGTGCCGTTCGGCGTTTGCGCAAGCTGGAAGGTGTTGGCGGTCAGGCCGCCGCCACCGATCACGTAGTAGGTCTGACCACTCGTGAGCTCAGGGGGCAGGTCAGAAGCGACGCCCTCGATCACCACCTGATCGCCGGCCACCAGACCGTGAGCGGTTGCGGTGAACAGGTCGCTGGTGGGATTCAGTGTCGCGGCGAGGTTCTTGAGCGCGGCGCCATAGGCCGGTACGCGCACAGCACCGGTGAAGATTGCGCTCGGGGAGAACCCGTCGGCCATCAGGCCGTAGGTACCAAAGTCGGTGGTGCCACCGGAGAGGTTGACTTGGCCGCCGCTCTCGGTTCGGACGTGATACGTGCAGAACGTGCCGAAGAACGACACCAACTGGGCGTAGCCGTCGTTCTTTACCAGACAGCCGGGGCCTCCCAAGTTCACCTGGGTGTAGGAGTCCACCACCATCGAGCGGATGGGGGAGTTCGGCGCACAGCTCGCACCGTCCACCAAGATGCCGCCACCGGTGTCCCCCACCGAGACCGAAGGAGCGACGCCGCTGTCGTCCTCGGCGGTGAGGGAGGTGCAGTTCTGGATATAGGGGCTGACCTGGATGTAGGCACCGAGCCCGGACGCGCCGGTGGTTGTGTTTTCGGCGGTCTCGTCGAACTGGATTGCCCACGATTGCTGCCCGGTGGCGCTGTTGGCCTGATGACCGGCGAAGGTGAGACCCCAGGCCATGAAGCCCGAGTCCACCTTCAGGAAGCCGTTCATCTCCTGGCCCGCGGCCGGCTTTATCGTGGTGGTGCGCAGGATGCCGTCGCCCTTGATGCAGATGTTGCGGCGGACGCGGAGGGGGAGGTTGGTCTCGGTGTAAGTGCCGGGGGCCAGGTGGATCGTGCAGAGCGCGCCCGGGTTGGCGGTTACATAAGCGTTGGCCTTCTGGACCGCGACGCTCAGTGAGGCCAGGGGCTCATTAGGGCCGGTGCCATTGTTGAGGTCGCTGGCGTAGATCGATTTGGAGACGTAGAACGTCGCCGCATTGCGGAAGGCATCGAGGCGTGCTTCCAGTGCCTGGAGCGGTGCCTGAAGCGAGTCCGGCAGCGCGAAGATGCCGGGAACAGCGAGGCCGACACCAATGGTTTCGCCGCCGGTGTAGGAGACACCGATTTGATAGCCGTTGATGGTTGTCATCAGCGTGACCTCGTGAGCTGGACAGAGATGGATCCGCGCATGGCGTAGAAGCGGGCACCGTTCGGCGGCGTCACGCTCAGGTCGTAGACGTAGTCGCTGGGTGTGAGGGCGAGGGTGACGCTCGGCTCAAGCTTCATGCGGAAAGTGCCATCCGCCGCGTCAAGCGTTGAGCAGGTGAAGGTTGCGACCTGGATGCGCGAAGCTGTCGTTGCTTCGCAGATGTCCGCGTCGAAGACGTAACCCGTAATGTTCAGCGGGCGGGCGACCAAGTAGGTGTTGTTGTCGGCAGTGCCACCGAGGGTGACCGGGATGCCGTTGAGGGTTTCACTGATCTTGAAGGTTTCTTCAGTCAGGCCGTCGTTCGATACGTAGTAGATCTTATTGAATTCAAGCTTGCAGCTTTGAGTGAAGCTTTCAATGGAAGAAGCTGTTACGACGCTGTAGTCCGCACTGGCGTTTGGGTTGAAGAAGACAATGCGGGAGTTCGCCTCAAAGCCGTGACAGGGGCTTGTAAAGACGCTTGTTGGGTTATTGACTGAGACTGCACGAAATGTATCGGTCATCCGCAGAACCAGATCGTAGATCGAGTTCTGCTGGATTGCTGGCAGGTTTGCTGTGCCGGGTTGGTAAGACATGACTAGGGCGCCTGCTCAAGCTGTTCAACCCGTGCCTTGAGATCCAGGACAGTATTCACCAGTGCTGCGATTTCCGAGCGGAAGCCTCCCTGGCTCAGATCTTGATGATCCAGGGCACCGGTTGTTCCAGGCGCTTTGGGCGGTGTGGGAGTCGCCACGGAAATGCCAGTGACTAAGGTCAGACTAGCAACGGGGAGTAGAGCGCTAGCTCTCACCCATGCGGAGACCGATTGCTCCAACAGTCACGAACTCCGCGGAGCCTGCGATGAGCGCATCCGGCCTGGTGCTGATAGCGATATTAGTAAGAATGAGGGTAGTCTGATAGAAGAGATCGCCAGGTAGTAGGTCCGCGCATCCTTCAGGACGGTTTTCGATCATCCAGAACTGAGCATCTGTCTTACAGTCGTTTTCAGTCATCAAAAGTAGATTTAACAAGTACGTACTGTCCTTGCGGTCGAGGTTGTCTTTGCGCTCGATCAGGAAGTCCAGGCTGCCGGAGCCACTGAGCAGGATCTTGGTCGCACTCGTGAAGCGATCACCGAGGGCGGTAATGTCCTGCTCAGCGGCCTGAAGGTTCAAGGACCATTCTTGGATGTTGGCCTGAACGGTCCAGGTTTTGGGGTCTTGGTACGTGAGCGTGAGCGTGTCGAAGTCGACGTTGTAGATGGGGATGCGGTCCTCAGCGTGGCCGCGAAGCGCTGCTGAACGGGTTTCGTAAAAACTGATGCGATCAAGCTGATCGCGATAGATGTAAAACGTAGATGCCGGGATATAGCCTACGTCGACATTGCGAACGTAAAAAGGAGCAGTATTATCCAGCTTGTAAAACTTCGAGTTATTGTCAATAACATGAGTGCGAGCCCCTCCTGCTAGCCACTTTGATCCGGCGTAGAAGGCGTAGCCGTCGGGGCAATCGGGAATCGAAAAGCCGGAAGGATCCGGCAAGCCACCTGTCGTCAAGTTAAACGGCACGCCCCGCACGCTGGCGACTTCCACTTGATCCCCGCTCCAGAGCGAGGGGTTCAGTACTTCCAGGCTGTTTGTCGCCGTGTCGATCGCATCAGAGGTCACCGTCACGACCTCGGGGGGATCCCGGTAGAACTTGAGAAGACCGCCAGAGCCGAGGACTGCCATCAGAAGCTTCCGGTAACGCCGCCTGTGATCTGAAAGCTGACATCACAAGCCGTGATTTCACCAACAGACACGGGTGTGCTGACGCTAGTGACGATAGCTTGATAGGTCAGCTTGGTATTGCTGCGCGTGTCAAAGATAAACTCAACAGTGCCGTTACTTGTGCTGTTGAGAATGCTATTGAGCAGTGCAACGGTCCCTACATCAGCTATGTCATAGAGGATCGTCGCACTCCCTGTGGCACTGCGCTGTGCTGGCGCAAATGTACGATCAGTCTCACCTATGCCTGTTGTTTCTAGTGTCTCGCGTGCCAGATCGAGATTAAAGTTACGACATTTACCAACCTTTTTGTTGGCGTATCGCAACTCGCCGTGTGCGCCGGAAATAAAGGACATGTCAAGGTACAGCGACGCTTCAGGTCATTCTAAGTTCAGCCACAAGATTGACTCTCACGCTCGATCGACCCGGAGCCACGCTCTCGATGTTGGGTGGCTCCTCCGTGAAGTACCACTTCATTCCGGCTCCCGTGGCACTGGTGTCAAGCCAGGTGGCGAGAGCGGTCGAGGCACCTTTGAATAGGAGAGTGGGCAGAGTTAGATCAGTCGTAGGGCCTTTAGCGTCGTTATACGCTTTGGTAATTAGCGCTGCATTATCGTCAGTGATATTGGCGAAGGTCAGTGCTAACTGAGCTTCTGAAGGTCTGCTTCCCCACAAGCGCCGGGTCGTCACCCCCGATTGGCTTCGCATGCCAGTGGTGGCAAAACGTGGTGCAACGAACGAGCGGCTCGTGGGTTGGATGGATGGAAAGGTGATCGCCATCAGTCCTGGATGCTCCAGTTGCCGTTGAGGTTCATGCCTTGATCCGGCATGTGGACCGCTTCCAGCGTAAAAGTGCCATCGTCATTGGGTGTGACGCGCTCGATCTGATACGTGCGCACCTGCGACGTGCTTGATGTCACCGTGAAGACGATGCCTGTCGGTGTCGCTGCGGTCCCACCCCCACTCACGGTCAGTGTCGTGGAGTAGGGGGCCGTTGCTGACTCGCCATTCCAAGCGATCACGCTGTAGTTGCCATCGCTCAGGGTCGCCGTGCTCACCAGGGCGCCCTCAGGGGTAACGACACCGTTGTTGAACTCGTTGTACTCCGTGGTGTCCATGGCGACGCGGATGTGATCGCCAGGCCCCATCTCTGCGAGGACGCCCTCGTGGGTGGTCGTGAAACGGATCGTGTGCGTCGGTAGCCGGCGCATATTGATGAAGTACTTCGCCGCATCGATCGCGTGCTGGCGGTTCGTGCAGTAGTCGCTCAGGTCGAGGGACTCGGTGACGGCCGTGCTCGGTGTGGATTCGAGCTCGCGGATCAGAACCTCACGCACCGTAGGGAAGGTGCCGGGGTTGGTGAGGCTTGAGCTCGGGCGCTCTTCCCGGTAGCGCACGGAGATCTGCACCGGGTCGCGCTCTTCGGGGTCGAAGTACTGAAGCTGGAAGGAGGCTTCGGCGATGTTGCCGGCGGTGAACAGGCCCTTGATTGTGGGAGTGCCGATGGCAGGGCGGAGGAAAAAGCGCCCGTCGCTCTCGCCGAAGATCAACAGGTGCGCGGCAGCAGTGTCGGCCGCCCATTGGCGCAGGTTGATCCGATCGGCCACCACTCCGTCGAAGTAGTACTGGTTGGTGCTGCACCAAGTGGCGGCCGCCTTGAAGGAGTCGAGATCGATCATCGAGTCCGTGATCAAGTCACCACGGCCATATGACTCGTTTGTGAATAGGTCGTAAAGGATCTCAGGGAACAGGTGCGTTGGGCCTGTGCCACCAGCGTTGAGCAGTTTGCAGATCTTGCCCTGAGTGACGTAGCAGGAAAACTGGCCGAACTGCTGCCATTCCACCGACGACATGATGTTGACGCCGAGGATGGCGAGATTGTCGTAGTAGGGCGTGTTGGTGTTGCTACAGATTTCATTCAGGAACACCACTTCATGTTCCGGGCCGCTCTCGGCGCTGGAGGTGACTTCCTCAAACACGAAGGCTTCGGCGAGCTTGCCCCAGGTGTCGATGTAGCTGCGGTCTCCGTTGCTGTAAGCCTCATCGGTCCTGCGGATGCCTAAGCCACCCTTGCCTGATTTGCGCCGGCCGACCGTGATCGCGAAGGTGTTTGCCGTTGCGGACACCGTGGTGCCGCGAAAGCTTGCGATGCCGGACGTCACGACGGTGCTGAGGCTCGAGTCGAGGATATAGAGCGTGCCAACGGAATTCAGACGCACCTCCCAGCTTGAGCAGGGTTCGATTTGAATCTCCCACTGCTTGGTGGAACCGAAGTCCAAGCGGATGGAGTTGTACTGGTTCTGTTGCGTGGCACCGCGGAAGCCGTAGGCGCCGGGCAACTTGGTGAAGGCTGCTCCACTGCCGGCTTCGCGGTAATAGATGAAGTTGAAGCTGTAACGCTCGACGGGGGTGCTGACCGTATTCGACTGGTGGATGTCGAACTTCAGTGTGCCGCCCTGGTCGACGCGGTCACCCTTGTAGTTGAGGCAGGCGCGGTTGTTGCACTCGTCAACGCTCAGGGATTCTTTGAAGTTGCAGATGCCTCGCACTCGGATGCCGAGCCGAGAGCGGATCCCGATTTCAACGGCGCGGCAGGGCCTTGAAGTGCTGATGCTCGCGATGGCACAGCGGAGGATGTGGCCTCCTGTGGTGCCAACGTTGTAGTTGTGAGAGGAACTCTCGAGCCAATACTTGGCGTCGATCTTAAGGTCGCTCTCGTCGTACGCCTGGGCAGCGCCGACGCGGACAGTCGTGAAGTAGACGTTGACGTTCTGGCCGTTGCCGCTTGAGACATCGGCGTTGGAGACAAACGCGACCTCGTCGCGGCTGGTGCAGACCGCCAAGGCGGAGCCGATCTTGTAGAGCTCACCGACGATTAGCGAGTCATCCCAGGTGCGCTGACGACCGGCGATGGCAGATGCGACGTCCTCGCAGGTCTCGCTGTAGACGTTTTTGATGGGGAACTTGAGCTCCACCGTGCAGCGGAGAATGCCGTCGCCATCGACGGTGAACTTGTCAGGTTGCTCGTTGTAAATCGCGTTGGCTGTAACAAGCGCGTCATCGCTGCGGATGCGGAAGAAGGGCTTGTAGCCGATGTTGGTGACTTCGAGTTGGCCATTGGTATAACCACTAAGAGATCCCATGGGACCCGCGAAGATAGGATCTCCATCTTTGTACTTGAACTTCTGCTTTCTCTTGTGCTTGACGCGCACACGCAGCGTGTAGGCAACGCGAATATCATCGTCATCAGCGCCAGGGTCGACCTCGTTCTTAAAGAGGATGCGGAACTTGGTGATCTTAAGGGCTTCCAGTCGCTCGAAGACCTCGTTGTCGAAGTCCTCGTCATCCCAGAGCTTTTCCCCACCGACGGTGCCCGTGTTGAAGGTGACTTGAGCGCGGAGCTTGCCTCGCTTGCCGCCGTCCGTGATCGAGACGTTGGTGATGGTGATACCGAGGCGGTTGAGCAGGGTGTCTTCTGTGGTGTTGTCAAACTCAAATACCCAGCGTCCTTTACTATCGACGTCAGCACCGAGAGACTTGTTGTAAGAAGCGCCCCCGGCATTGCGGATTTCCTTGACAAGGCTGCTATCCCACTTGGATAAGTCGGTAATGTTTTGAAGATCTTTTGAAAAAGCAGTATCCTTGTCGCTACTTCGAAAGAGCTGATACGTTGTTATTCCACCGATTGTTCCTAGGCCGCTGGACGTAATACCCGAGCGGCTGCTGTAAATCGTCTGACCTTTACGCCGCTGTACCCACGCCACGTCGTCATAGGTGCATTTCACGATCGCGTCGCCATCATCCCCCTCGGGGATCAGCTGCGCTTGGACGAACGGCTTGATCGTAGGGTTCGTACGAAACGCCAGGTTGTTGCCGCACAAGGCGTAGAGCCCAAACGTCGTCTGGTTGTTGGGTCGCACGGCTGAGCAGAAGTCCGTGTTGCCGTTGACCTGGTAGATGTCGCTGCTGTTGGCGTTGCCCTTATCCGTGCTGGGGGAGCGGCCAAAGAGGTAGTGCCCCGAGTTGATTCGGCTCGTCAGGCCGTGTGACGCGCTGTAGCGGCCATAGACCGTCATCCGGGAGCCCATAGCGGTGGCACTTCCGAAGTCGTAGGAGCTCAGGACGTTGCCGCCGGCTGCGAAGTTCTTAGTGTCCACGCTGCCGATCGGACCCTCGCTGATCAGGAAGATCGCGCGCAGCAACTGAGAGCCGCCCAGCGAGTAGATCTGGCTCCAGAGCAGGGTGGTGTTGACCCTGACTCCACCAAAGCCGTTCTCCTGCTTGGCATAGATGATCGGGATGGTGGAGCCCAGTGGCGCGACGTCCTGGGAAGAGTCGAAGCCGAACCTCGGGACGAAGCGTTCGTTCTCGGTTCGGGAGCGGCCTCCACGGTTGCGCGACTTGATCTGAGCCGGCGTGCCGTCGCTTGGTTGTGGCTTGAAGAACGAGGCCGCGATGGTGACGCCCACCGATAGGACGGTGAGCACCAGGGAGATAATGGCCAGCGTGCTAAAGGGTTCCCCAGCGACCACTGAGGGCTGCGGACCCTCCGCCGCGCGCCGGTACACCTCCTGCTTGTACCAGGCGTACTCCTCGTCGCTGATGCCCAGCATTGACGCCAGATAGCGATCGGCCGGGAGGATGTGGGGCTGGCGATCCATCAGATGAAGGTGTAGAAGGGCAGGCACTTGAACGCAGAAAGGGGCGCCCAGTAGACGCCGCGCTTGTGATTGACCATCAACAGGCCACCATCGACGACCACTGCAACACCGAGGCCGGCAGGACCATTGCGCAGGAGTGTCACCGCATAGGGCTCGGGGGCGGGTAACTCGCGCGTACCTGCGGACCAGAGCTCCTCAAGCGCGGTCCATTCGCCGGCTTCCGCCAGATCAAGCCAGCGCTGCTTGAACGCAGGGTGAGGCACCTTGGCCTCATCGAGCACGGCCCACACCATCAAGACGCAGTCGCAGGCGACGCCGTCCTCGGGGTGAGCACCAAAGCTGTGGGGGAGGCCGATCCAGCGCATCCAGGTCGGCATCAGCTCACCACCAACGTGCCGGATGTGGGAAGCGCACCTACCAGGCGGGTGTTCAAGTAGCGCCGGGGCACTTGATCCCGCGCGGCATCGAGAGGCGACGTCAGCTTGATCAGCACCTTCTCTGTGTCCATCTCGTAGCGGGAGACCCGCCAGAGCTCGCTGCGAATCAAGCTGGCGTCCGCGAAGGTCTCGGGGTTCAGCGAAACCGTCTTGATCTCCAGGAGGTAGCGATTCTGGACGGCTTCGGCGGTGATGTTGACCGCGAGTTCGTTTACGCCCAGGCCGAGGGTGGCTTCACTGCGATCACCGCCTTTGCTCCCGGCACCGGTGGACACCGCAAAGTGCAGGAAGCTGTAGGAGACCCCGCCGTAGGTGCGGACGGTGTCGACCTCGAAGTTCTGATAGGCGTAGCTGGTGGCGGTGCCTGTCTTGGTGAGGAAGCGAGCGTAGTTGACGAAGGCGAAGACAGACATCAGGCCATACCAACGCGACGACGATCCCTGACGGAATTCTGCAGAGATGAGAGGGCGAGCGATCGACCGCGCTCGGCGGCCTGGGTCATACCTTTGCGGTGCTGATCGGCAGTGACGTATTCCACGTTGTTGATCACCTGCGACTCGAAGCGCACATCCAGCGGACGTGCGAGCTCGGGGGGAGTGCTGTTGGCCCGTGCTCGGGGGTCAGACTTGAGCGCCCTGCGTGAGTCGGATAGAGCCCGGGTGCGGGCGTGTGTGACGACTGAACCGTCGGTTTGCGGTACGAACAGCTCAGGTCCGGCCTCGCCGACGATGTAGGGGCGGCGGGCGGAGACTGGGCCGCCGGCGGCTTTCTTGCCGAGGCCGGCGATGCCGCCGAAGATGGAGCCGAGGCCCCCGAGGACGCCGGCGATGCCCATGAGGGTGCCGTAGGTGCCGCCCTCGGATTCCT